ATTAGCAAAACATTAGAGAATATGTTAAAATTACTTGAAGAAAAGTATAAAAATGAGTAATGAAAGACATATTCCAATTCCAAAATCAGCTTTAGAAAAAATTTTATTCCCAGTTAATAGGTTAACTGAAAGCTGTGTTTTAAAAACTAATAAAGACAGCATTTATACTGTTTGTTCTTCTATAGATAACAGCGTTATTCTATACGCAAAAACAAAATTGCCTATAGAAATTCAAGACTTGAAGTTAAATTTGATAAACATCAAAAAGTTTTTAACAGGTTTAGAGTGTTTAGGAGAAGGCGGTAGTTTTGAACTTATACACAAAAACAATCACTTAACTTGTAAGTCTTCAAACGAAGTCACGAAAGAAAATACACATTTTAAATATCATTTAGTTGATGACAACATTATTAAAGAATCGACAATTAATATTGAAACAATTGCTAAATTAAAGTTTAACACAATTTTTGAAATTTCGGCGCAAAAGGTTAGACAAATTATGTCAGCTTATTCTTTCGTAAATGAAGTTAATAAGATATATTTTTATACTAAAGAAGATCAGGTGTATGCTGAGATTGATGATAAAACCCTACAAAATATTGATAACGTTTCAATGCTAGTTTCGAATCAATTTGATGGCGATTCTATATCAAATCCTCTTTCAATAAAAATTGAAATTTTTAAAAGTTTAGCAACATTTAAAAATAACATCACAGTAAAAATAAATAACGAATACAAAGTCTTTATATTTCAAATTAAAGACGAACAAAATACAGAATTAAAATATATAATTTCTGCCCTTGTTAAATAACTGTTTGAAAATAAATTATAATATATGTCTAGAAACAAAATCACAACAGTTAGTTATTTCATTAAAAGATTGCGTGACAGCGGGTATGTAACAGATAAACTGTATACAGACTATTCCAATTCAGATGCCCGATCTTGGACTGTAGTAGTAGACCCTAAAGTTTCTTCGGTGTTTATAACGTGTTTTAATAATCACAACTACTTTGGTGAAGAATATTTTGAAATCCATGATGGGGGACAATTTATACCTGAAAATTTTAAACTTAAAACCAGTTCAATCGAAACAGTTATTGAATATCTAGTAAAATTTAGCATCAATAATAAATCAAATACGTATAATAAGTAATAATATGGCGTACTCCAAGAAGAAAAATTTACAAAATACAAATAGTCCTTCGCTTTCTTCTTTTGAAAATATAATAGAAAAAAAAATGACTCAAAAACAAAACGATGAATTACAAAAAAAAGTTTTTGATGCAATCAATAATTTAGAACTACAAAAAAGTTTAGATAAGTGGTTAAAAGAAAATAAACAATCTCAACAAATTGCAATGCGAGATTTGTCTTTATTGAAATCTATTGTTACAGAATATTTAGATTCTTTTCTTTTGTTTGGATATAATTTAGAAGGAGAAAGAGTTATTTTACAAAGTTTTAATAAGGCAAGAGATAGAGATGCCATTATGGAATTTTTAAAAATAGTTTTTATTAAACAACAACAAGAAAATTTTCTTGATGATTAATTATGCTTGAAGTAGATAAAGATATTTTGTGTAAAAGTCCGTTGTGGAATCCTTCAAATTTCCCAACGGGTTCTGCCAATTTTTTAAACCCAAATTATAACATCCTCCCATTTCTTTGTGATATTTTAAAAGTTGCAAATGACGAGACTGTCGATCCAGTGGTTGTAGAACCACCAGAATTCGATTTAACCCCATTCACAAGTTTTACTGGATTATTAGAGGTTGGTGATCCTAGAGTGTCTTTAGGATTAACATTGTCTGCAACATGGCTTTATTTTCTTCCAAGAGTTATTACTCAAACTGAAGTACTTCAAGCTGGCGGCGTCCAAGTAATCAATAATGTCGTTTGTGATTCAGAAGGTATGCCAGTAAGAAAGGGAACCACACAAAACGTTGAGATATCAATAGATTTATCAGGAATAAAAGAGTACAAATTTGGGGCCTTAACAGTTCCCCCTAGCGCATGGAACGTAGATGAACTTTTAAAAAGATTTACACCAGAAGATGTCAAAGAATTTGTATCTACTTTTGTACAAACAGAAAAAGAAAAACACGCTACGGATTTTACATCCTTTATTAGTAAATGGTTTCTTTCAAACCCACAATGGAAAGCAAGTTTATCATTCTATCAAATGACAAAAAATTATTTTGTTGTATTAGATTTTAAAAATGCATCAAACGTATCAACACAAAGAATATATTTAAAATATTATGATGATGTTATGATGAAAGTAGCAAAAAATTTAAATATAAAAAATATTGATGTATATAATGATATGCCATTTGGTAATATCGGAATTATGAAAGGGTTTGCTGAACAAACTTTTGATTATAAAAAAATAATGACCACAGAAAAATCACAAAGAGATCATTACAATTATATTATTAGCAATCTACAAATAGATCCCAGAGATGCAGCACTATCATATAATACACTTCTAAATCCAAATAACGCAAACAATCAATCGGTGATTGGTGCGATGACTAATATGTTTCTTCAACAAGCCAGAACACAAATTAGTACATCAAATGCTGCTCCAGTTTCGAGTATTAAAGTTAGTTAACAATTTCCTAGTCCGTTAAAGTCTGGTGGTGGATTTAAACTACCGTCTGGGTTAAATGAGTAGTTTCCAGTTTGTGGTGTTATATCCACATAATTTTGATTGTTAAAGGCATCGTTTGTATTGATGTTATATTTCTGATTTCTTCTACCAAGGGACGTATCAACTCTACTAGGAGAAGCAGTACCACCCCCACCACTTCCTACAAACGCTCCACCACCTCCACCACAAGAAGAAATATCACCCATTGTTTTATGTCCAGGTGACTCGCCCATACCTCTAGCAGGTGCAGGTGTTGGTACGTGTGTAGGATCTGGTCTGGCTGCTCTTGCTGCTGCTGCACCCGTATAGCCATTAAAAGCTGGTACAGTCGTGTCGTGTGAGTGATTTTGTCCTGGACTGTTATGATTATGTGTAAAATTGAATACAGGGGTTACTTGGCCAGGAATAACAAAACCAAGAGCAGCACCAGGACCAGGCATAACACCTGGAACAATAACCATCAACGGTTTCATTCCAGTAGGATACCAACCACTAATACCAATACCAGTTGGTAAACCAAAATTATCCAAAGGAATTTTCATCATAATAGTAGAATATGTTTCTTCTACTAAAGTTTGAATTTCGGCAAAACTTAAAATATTTGCAGTTAAAACATTATAAACATCACGGGTAGCTTTTTTAAAAACTTTATCAAATATATCCAAAGCACTTGCTTTTGTTGGAGCAAAATCATTCCACGTTGCATTTGAATGAACATAATGTGCTCCACCACTAGGAGATGTTTGAATTCTTTCTGATGGGCATGTTAAATGTGTAACATACAATCCCCCATCCATCATCAAAGATCCTTTTAAAGCAAGATCTCCAGTTACACTTAACTTTCCAGCAACAAGAGTATTATCAGATTCAATTTTAACTCCACTATCACCAGATCTATCTCTAGCATCAATTAAAACATTTTTTCCTTTTAAAGTTGTTTTATTACCTGATGTTAAAGTTAATTCTCCTTGGTTTGCAACAATATTTGTAACTGCACCAGAAAAAGTTGCTTTACCAGAAGTTTTTAAATCTACACCTGGCGATCCTGCCGAAACTTCAAACTTATTAGCAACATCAAGCAATAAGCTACCTGGATTAATTAAAGGATCTGAATGTATAGCTTGTTTTGCTGTTCCTTTTGCGCCAAGAGCAAAAAATTCACCAGGTATTTTTGAATTTTGTAAATATAATGCCGTAGGAACCGGATCTTTGTACGTTACTGTTGGTGCATCATTTTTTGCTAAACCAACCTGCCAAACTACATCGCCCCCTTCTCTAACAACCTTTGCACCACCTTTTCCCATTTCTGTTTGTGCGCTTGCAATTTGAAGTTTTCTAGATTCATATGCATCGGCTGCTTTACTGTTTCCTTCTTGAACAGCAGTTGCTGGCGATTTTATTCTTCCATTTTTACAGCCAGGACTACCACAGCCTTTTCCTCCAGTTAATGATAAATTTGTAGTTGATGCATTTAAAAAAGGAACTACCAAAAAATTTATAATCTTTTGAACAATATCTAAAGGATATGCCATGTTTGGTAAAAATCTTCTTAACGTTTTAAAAATTTTTCCAACTAAAGCAGAACCTCTTTCTGACAAATGTTTTTGAGAACAAACTGGACAATCCATTTCTTGTCCTTCGGTAGATTTAATAGTATCTAATTTTTCTTTATCTATTTGACTTGTTAATCCTTGAAGTTTTTCAGCAGCGGCTCTTTGTTTGTCATTACCTGCCTGTGCAGTAACATCACCCTCAACAAAATCATGTTTACTACCACCAATACTCGATTGAACATCACCTGTAACCGACATAAACATGTTTTGATTTGTAAACATGCACAAATCGGATGCAGTTTTAAATACTACTTTTCCTCCAATAAATTGTATTAAGCTACCAAATTTATCGGATAAAATCATATGAGATCTATCTTCCGAAATAAAAGAACCATAAGGATCTTTTACCACATGTTGTCCCATAGAAATAGAACCTGCCTCACCACCAATTACACTATATTGTTTGGATTCGTTTTCGTTTAATTTTGTAGGACTATAAGAGAAAGTAGCCATTATTAATATTTATTAAAGCATTCAAATATACAAGTTTAGATTATATTTGAAGGTTCGTAAGCATTTGCAAAAAATACAGGTCTTTGTGGATTTTCTGCTTCAAAAAATACCCAAACTTTTGCTCCAACTGCGGGTGTAGAATAAAAGCCCATCGGTCCTCCTGCTCTTGGACTGTTGATTGAGGCATATGCATTTTGTCCAGCATTTGTAGTTCTAAAAACATTTGAACCGTCTCCTTCTACAGCACCACCACCAGAACCATCATTATTGGCATGTGCTAGTTCTTTTTGGCGACGATTAACTAATCCTGCTTGAGCATCTGGATTTTTTCCCCAATATTTTAACATGTTTGGTCCTATAGAATCCCAAGTTTTACCAGATTTATTTAAAAGTTCATTAAGTCCGCGAGGTCCTCTATTAAATGTATAAGATATCAACGCTTCTTTTTGACTTTGTGTTAGCGTAATTCCTCGATTATTTAATGCATTATTTACCACAATAGCTCTTTTACTTAAATCTGCAATCAATGCTCTGGATGCTTCAGCTTCGGTAATTGTTGCGCCTGGTCTAGATTCTGTTCCATAACCTATTGTATAAATTCCACCATCATCTATTGCAGTTGAGTTAAAATATTCTCTGTTTGGTCCAGCTTCCCAATCTTTTACAGCATTCAAAAAATTTTGACTAAATCCTGTACCAGAAACTTGTGAAGGACCTGTTTCAGATCCAGTTCTTTCTCCTTTTTTATTATTTAACCCATCTTTTGCTGGAACAGATCTAGGATTAACTGATGCCGTAGCAATAGCTTGTGATGTACCAGGATTTGTTGGAGATTGTTGTAAACTTCCATTTCTAAATCCTGAAGCAAAACCACCCCACCATGAAGGGGTGCTTCCAACGTTAAAAGCGGTTCTTCTACCATCTGTTCTAAAACCAATATGTAAGTGAGGACTGCTACTGTTTACTTCATATCCTATTTCTGTTGCGCCACCAACTGTACCCCACCAATTTACCATTTGACGAATTGTTTCTGGGTTTTGATCATAAGTTCTAATATCAATCGCTCTTCCAGAATAATGAAGACTTCCAGCAGAGTGCCTTCCACCAGTTGTACTCGTTATAGTTGCGTTTGGAAACTGTCCAAAAAAAGCGGCAGTCCTTTCTTTAACAAATCCCTGTAAACCATCACCAGATATGCCTGATTTATATCTAATCGTGCCAGAAGGTCCTTGAGAAGCAAAAGCTTGATCCGTTGGTATTGGCATTGGTAACCCTGTACTTTCATCAATTGGAGCACCAGTACCACCACCCCAACACGGGACCGCAGCTTCTGCCCAAGGTAACAAAGACCACAATCTTTGTTTTATTTCGTCAGTAAAAACATCAGATGTAAATGTTTTAAATTTTATATCTTTTAAGTTTTCATTCCAACCAGAATATAAAGTTGTGGAAATGTGTGGAACAAAAACTTGAACCCTTCCTCTATTTTCGGGGTCAGTTGTATTAACTACAATTCCTAAATGATTACCAGAAACTTTTTTCATTTTCCATCAAAAGGATTTAAACTAGTAATAAATGAATTTACATCAGCAGGAATCTTTTTAACCCCTTCTCCAATTTGTCCTACTGATGGACTAATCGATCTAAAATTTTCTTGGATGTTTTTATAAATGAATGAAGGATCTAAAGGATGCCCATAAATGTCTTCTCTATTACTATTATAAACATTCGGTCCAAGTGAAGCAGCAATCGGAGGAAATGAACCACCGTATCTTTGATATATTTCACCCGCTTTTGAAAGAACATTACCTAGTGGAGTAATTGCTGCATAACCAGGTCCAAACTTATTTACTAAAGCACCTATCAAATTTCCTTGAAGTGCCGTGGCAACCCAAGCATAACCATAGTTAGAAAGTTGATCAGCTAAAAACCCACCAGGATCTGTACCAATTTGATTTACAGTATCAACAATTTGTTGAACTTCTGGTGGCAAATATGCCATAGCTGTTGTAAATGGATTTGTAACAAAATTTGATGCAATGTTAACAAAATTTTGTACACTATTTAAGATATTAGTAAAAGACCCTGACATATTAAACAATGATGTAAAAAAGTTGATATCATCTAGTAATACTTGCAACGTATCTAATATTAAACATAATAAATCTAATGGAATTAGATCTTCGATAACTTCTAATAATTTTCTTTGTATTTGAACTATAATACCATTAATCCAAGCATAAATTTTTTGAATATAAATAATAACTCCATTGTAGATGTCGTTGATAATACTTTGAAAAGCACCAATAACACCATTAATTCCTGCAACAATTCTTGAAATAGAACCGAATGCTCCCTTTGGCATAGATAGATAAGAACGTGTGCGTATAACATTACAAAATTTTTCAATATTATCGACAGTATCAGGATGAATTTGATTTAAAAGTTTTTCTACTAAACTTGGTGTAGTTTTTTCTGGACCAGTGATAGGATTATTTTCCATTCGATCCGCATTCACTTCAGTAACACCAAGTTTACCAATATCATCAAAGCAACCTTTTTGCCAAGCAGGTGTTTTTTGTAATGCTTCTAGTAAACCTGGTTGTTTAGGAAGATTTAAAAAATCTGCAATAAATGCTTCATCTATAATATAAGCATCTTGTCCTTGTGTAGCAGATCTTAAAGTTGCGTTATCAAATCCATAAACTAAAAGAGATAATAAAAGATAATATTTATTAACATTCAAATCGCTAAACTGATGTTTAATTTTTGCTAATTCTCCACCAAAAATATAAGGGTATAATGTTAGATTTGTTTTTTTCTCAAGTTCTCTAATTTCTTGTGATGTTGGTTCACTATATTCACCACTCAACATAGAAGGCGACCTTCCTGTAGGAGTTCCAAATCTTACTTGATTAGATCCTGCTTGCGTTGTTATTCTTTTAGATGCTGCTCCTGCTGCGGCAGCAGCATTTTGCACAGCAGGAACGCTAGAAGCTAATGTTTGAAAAACATTACCAGTTCCTCCACCAACAGTAATACCAGTTGGGGGATTTGTTTGACCAACAGTGGTTCTTCCAGAAGTTGAACTAGAAGAAAATGGATTATATCCATTAATAACTTGATCGGCGGTTGCTGGACTAACCCCCTGAAATAAAGAATTAGTGATTGAATTGGTTGCCATATAAAAACTTACTCAGATAACTTATTTTTTCTTGATAATTTTATTTTTAAATGTATACTATATATTTAGTATGAATTATCCAATTATAGGCATTTCTGGTGCTGCCAGATGCGGCAAAGATACGTTATGTCGAGGATTAATTAGAGAATTTGAGAAATTAGATTTACCAGCCATGAGAAAATCTATTGCTGGAGATATTGTTAAACAAGATTTACAAAAAATACTTTTTGAAAAAATTGAATTTGATTCTTTTACAGAAAATAACCAAGAAAAAGAATCTGTTAGACCATTGTTGGTAGAATATGGTAAATTAATGAGACAAAAAACAAATGGTAGATATTTTATTGAAAAATTTGAATTAAAAGAAAATTGCGTTAATATTATTCCAGATATTCGATATTCAGAATATCCTAAAGATGAACTGTTTTGGCTTAAAAATGAAATGAAAGGCTTATGTATTTTTATAGAAAGAGAAGAAATTTTTGATGCCAATGAAACAGAAAAAATTAATAATAAAATTATTAAAGAATCTGCTGACTACCATTTAAAATGGGGTAGGTTAAATGAAAAAATTGAATATGAAAGAAAAATAATAGACCATCATTCAAAATTAATCATTGAAAGGTATTATTTACCACTTATTAATGGGACAGTTTGATGCTTTTAAATAAGTTTTAACTGCTAGAAAACACCCACATTTAACACAACGATCTTGAAACGAGTTATAATACTCGCAACCCTGACAGATAGATTTTCTTTTTTGTACTTCTTCTGAAGAAGCATTTATTGAATTTCCTTGAGATATGCTTTGAATGTTTTTAACCACATCTCTTCCTAAATTTTTTGCCATTTGTGGAAGAGTAGGAAAATTATTCTTATTTGAAGAAGCAAGTCTTTGAATTTGGTTTTTTTGCATCATTTGTTTTAAATTTTCTTTATTCATATTTAAAGTTTATTATCTTCTTCTGGGAACAACTTACCAAAACTATCAATTTTTACTGCCACAACTTCATTCATATATGTTTCTTGTGTAAAAAGATGAGATACTTTTGTCATTAACCACTGTCCTAAAAATCTATCATCAAAAGGGTTGCTATCAGCAGATGCAAATCTATCAATGAATATAAACTTACCAGGTGCTCTTAATGTTAAACCCAAAGCTTGAAAAGTCACAGATTGTGACAAAAATAAAAAATCTAACATCATTTGATTTCTAGTATTATTTTCTGTTATAAACGGACCTGAAAGACTTAATTCGTTTGTAGTCATTAATCCTTTTGCTTTAGTTTGATTTAAGTTTGAAATGATTTGAGGACTGTATCCATTTTTAAAACTATAAAGTCCGTTTTGAGCAATTTCTTTAAATCCTTCTAAAACACTTTTAGCGGTATTTTGTTCCATTAGTATTGAAAATTCTCCTGTAGAATGATTATAAAAATGAAGTGCTCTATTTAAAATCTGATTATCATCAGTTGCAACCATTGGAGAAAATTTATATTTGCTTATTCGAGATGCCAAACCTGAAGTAAAATTTTTAACATTATTTGATTCTGAAGCATCTGCTCTAGCAACATAAGGTTCGCTATCACTAGGAGACAACCCATCTTCAATTAATAATCTTTCTACTTGTTCTTCATTAGAATTTTCAAATAATTTTTTTAAAGATGTTAAGTGCCATGCTTTATCTACAGAAGATCTACCAAAATCTAAAATCACAGGATATCCATCAGTTCCAGTACAAAAAGGTAAAATATACTCAATATCATCTAAAGCAAAAGTTTTTGCGACATTGTTTGCTTGCAATTTATTATTAACATTTCCAGCATCCCACAAATCCAAATTAAAATTGTTTAAAGGAACTGTTGGTTTATCAATACTACCTTCTTCAGAATAACCAACTTTAATTGGATCATTAACACCAACCGATGGGTTGGGATTTGATGCTGCTAAATTTATAATTTCTCGTAAAATATCATTAGGATTCATTGAAGATTCTTCATCTGTTAATTCATAAGGTAACTTGGAATATGTTGCCGCCGCCATTATTCTAGTAGACCATTCAATGTTTCTTTCTTTTAATATTTGATATCTTTCATCGATCAATGTATATTTTCTTTTTTTCCTTTGACTATTTTGAGTAGGTAAATCTTCAACGTCTACTACAACAAAATCATAAGACATTTCCCATCTATATTTTGGAAAAACGTTTTCATCGTTATTTGGAGAAACTGGATAAATTCTTACACCAATCCTGTTTCTTCCATCTGTTCGATCAATATAAGGAGCAGCGATTTTATCAATCTTTCCATTATCAGTTACAACTTTTTGTGTTGTACCTCTGGTAAAAATTTCAAAATCTGTATTTAATGTTAATTCAGCAGAAGTTGCCCAATGTTGTAAACTTTCAACTATTTTTAAAGAATCAATATAAAAAAAAGGAATGCTTATTGGTACTTGTCCTTCAATTTGATTAAAAAAACAAATTTCTATATAAAATTTTTGATCACGAATTTGTTGAACAAATCCTTTTCTATTGGAAGTAGCCATATTAACAATTTGTATCGTTTACGTTTTTAACTAACTCAACGTGTAGTTGATTAAAGGCAAATGTTATATTACAGTTAATTTCAGAAGGGTCTTGGTTTGAAAAATTTAACTCGCTTAAATTTGTAGGAAAAGCATGAGTATATTCAAAACTAATTAATTTATTGTTATATTCATCCATTCCATAAATGGCAAAACGAGAAACATAATCAGACATAGGATTAATAATTCTTATATCTCTTTTAGAATCATTAATTGAAAAGTCAGGAATTGTATTTTGTTCACTTTTTGAAGTTTTAGCATCATTTAACAAGTTTAACCAATTCCACAAAAGCCAATAATTTTTATAACCATTATCAACCAAAAATTTAATTGTTAAGGGGTTGTATTCAGGTCTTGAAGCAGAAGTTGCTTTGTAAACTTGACCTGCATATGGAACACTAATAGCAGGAACAGTTATTTGTGGAACAGGAGATCCATATACAGCCATTTGTAAAGAATCAATTTCAAAAAAATCTCCTGTTGTAGAATCATATTTGTTTTTTAGTGCTTTTGGTATATCCAAAACTAAAACAAATTTATCGTTACGAGATCTATTTAGTGGTGGTTGTTGCATATTAAAATAATATCACTGGTTGGTAGTTATCCTTATTATATAACTTATCCGAATTGTCAGTTTCTGTTGATTTTGGTGGTGGATTATTCCAATTTAAAAGCCACTGTTGAAGGGAAGCAGCTTCCTCGTCTAATCCCATTACTTTATTTTCTTCAATTTTTCCAACAAAAGAAAACGAAGCATTTGGGTTTATAGATTTTTTAAATGTAGAAGCTTTTCCGCTACATAATGGACTTTTTTTAATTAATTCACTATTATCAACAATTGGTTGTATTTTTAAAGGTCTTCCTTGGTCGTCTGTATCTATTATTTGATAATATTTTACCGCTATTGATGGATCTAATATAAACAATCCCCATATTAAAGCTAATACTCTATCATCCAAGTCATCATCTTTTCTTTTACTAAAAGTATAATTTGGAAGACGAACAAAAGTTTCCAATTCTAAAAGAGTATCTAAATCAAATAGTTTAACAGCCTTTAAACTATTTGCCCAATATCTAAAATTTGTTATTCCTTTATATCTAGTATTGGTGTGATTGTGAATACCAAATCGGTTTTCATTATTATAATGTTGACTAAACCCTTCAAATTTATAAGAAACGACTGATTCGTAGTTATGAGTATGACATAAAACATCCAAAACTTGTTGTCCATTATTGTTATTTTCTACAAGTATTGGTGGACGCCCCCAATCTTCTAAAACTCCCATTAAACGAGTACCAAAATGAAATGGACTCATCTGATTGCTAGAATAAATTGCCACTTGTTTAATATTAGTTAAATCGGAAACATCTAAAATTTGAGCTACGGTATTTGATCTTCCAATACCCTCTCCAACGTCAACACCTATAGCATAAAAACTTTGTGGGTTTGGTTCCTCAAAAATTTTATAAGCTCCGTTGTCCATGACTAAAATTGGTTCTTTGCATTGACTTTTTAATTCTGCTAAAAGTTCTGGATCAATTGCAGTTTTACCTGGTTCATGGAAGACATTCCCAAACTCTTGATCAAAATCTTCTTTTGAACCCATAGCAGCAATAGTTTGAACTTTCCATTCTTCATCTCGTCCAGGCACATCAAACCAATTTACGACTTCACAGTGCCATTCTGCTTTATCTTTTTGTGACTCTTTATATAAATCGTAAAATTTATTATCTGTACCGTTTGGAGTACTAATAACAACAATTTGAGATTTTTTGGAAGATGAAATAATTGGAATCGCAGATTTCCAAAGCTCTTTCATTAATTCGTTTGGACAGTGAGCCATTTCATCAATAATCAAAAGATTACTGGTTGATCCGCGAGGACCAGCACTTGATGTTGTGCTAATAGTAATTGCTGAATCATTGGCCAAAAGAAATCCATCCTTTCTCCAAGATTTAACACTTGGTTTCATCCAAATTGGTAATTGCTCAAATGCCATTTTGATACGAGCAAATATTTCTTTTGCTGTTGATTCTTTGTTGGCTACAATAGTAATTCTCTTATCGCTTTGAAAACAAACAATCCAAAGAGCATATATTGTTATTGTTGTGGTTTTTCCAGATTGACGAGATGATAAAACAACATTAAAGCGATTGCCTTTAAATGCTTTTAAAAGACGTTTTTGATATTTGTATAATTCTATTTTCTTTTTTCCTTCATCAAGTGTCGTAATATAAAAATAATTTTCTGCAAAATGTAAAATACTTTTATTGCATAATTTTAATTCATCAATCATCTCATCAGTCCATTTGAACTGAGAATTTCCTCTTAAAAGATTTTCATTTCCTTTATAAAAGGAAGCATCAACTAAAACATCTTCTGGAGTTATACTATCGACATCTACTAAAGGATTATCCGTCTTTTTTTTTCTTCCCATGATTAATAAATACTTATAAGAAAAATGGAAAAATCATTTTTAAAAAATGAAGAGTTTGATATCATTTTAGGAAAAAATGATCGAACCGCTAATTATAATAGCAAATGGCCTATTTATTTTTTGGATGTTTACGATAAAAAAGGACTTTGGAAAAAAATCCAAGATAAATTAAAAATATTAGAAAACTTAGATTTATTAAAAGAAATTTCTGAAAAAGATTTAATTGAATATTTTAAAAAAAATTCAGATGTAGATTTTGAAATTTTATTTTTTAAAAAATTAATGACTAAGCATTTCATTTTTAAAATAAATAATAAAATATATTCATATACTGTCGGTAACAAATCTAAAAGAAAAATATACGCAAGATTTTATTTTGATTTGAATGAATTATTACTGCTTAAGTTGTCTGTTTAGTTCTGATATTATAGGCCAAACAAATTCTCTTTTTAAAATTTTTAGTTTTGTACCTGTTTCTGGTTTTTTTGTTGCATCTTTAATTTGATTGTATTCGCAAATTAACCACCAAAGATCAATAGTATTATAAAACTTATAAGATATATAAACCCAAGTATCATTTGGTTTAGTGTAATATTCTTCTTCAACAGAACTGTTTTCTGCTGGAAAAACTGATATTGATTTTAATAAGTTATAAAATTTATATCCATTCTCATCTTCATAGATATTTAAAAAATTTTCATATCTATAAACTGAAAGTTTAGGCAAATCTGGATAATCTATTTGTTTTTTCATTTTATAATCCTAAAAGGGTTTCTGCTGCTTCTCCAGCCAAAGCTGCTCCACCGCGAACAAAACCACCAACCCCATTTTGTACTTGTCGTAATTGTGCTTGTATTGTAGGATCGATATTCGTTACTTCTATTTTTGAACCTCCTAAAGTTCCAGCAAAAATATTTGCACTAGGAGAAACTAAATCAGTAAAAGTTATAGTAATTTTGTATGCTTCCGGTATTATTATTTCAGTAGGTCCAAATGTTGAAAAATCTGTCATTCTACGAGTAGTTCCAATACTATCAATTTTTAAATTACTGATGTAAGCAGCAGCCATGTAAACACCACCCAAAGAAAAAGTATCAACCGTATAAATTTTTGGGGGTATAAATGTCAATAAAGAAGTTCTTATTTTTAAATTTTGAAAAGTTATAAGCTGAACAAAACAATAATGATCAAATGCAGATTCCAAAGATATTGTATTATACAAAGGAAAAGAAACTTCTAAAGAAAATGGTGCTGTGTTTCCATATTGTTTTGTTTCCTCCATTCCAACACCAGGCGATACAGAACCAACGATTGCGCCAGCACCAGCACCGATAATATCACCCACACCACCAGCACTACCTGCACTGCTTTTAAGTAGATCAGCAAGTCCAGATGCTTTAACCCATTCATTACTAACTTGTCTTAAATTTTCCCCTGAACCTTTTAAATAAGGTAAATTGTAAGCAAATCCTGTTTTTTCAGCAGAATATAATTGTAGATATGAGTCAATACTTCCACCACCAAGTAAATTTTGTCCTTGTTTCCAAATTTGCAATAAATTTGTAGTCCAAGTTCCATACAATAATTCTCTTTCTGTAACCCAAACACTAGGAACTTCTTTGTTGCTACCGGGATTTTTCCAATGCATTTTTTCTAAAACATTAACTATACCAGATCCCTTTGGAACTAATTTGGTGTATGGTTGTCCCAAATTATCCAAACCTAAAACATTCATTTTTCCTTCTTGAGCAGAAAAAAATTTGTTTCTTGCAAAAGCATTATTAATTCCATTTGCGCCAGTACTAGCCATATTAATATTTAGACAGTTGATCTAGTCCTTTGTGAAAGATTCCACCAATTTGTTCTATCCGCAAAAATAGGATCTCTAGTATTTTCAAACAAATAATCTTTATTATTTGAAGCTCCTCCTGATATGTTAATAGAAGAATTATTAACTGATTTTGTATTTGCTAAATTTTTATTCATAGACAAAATGTTTTTGTTTACATCTGTCATTATATTTTTTAATTCACCTAAAGCTTTATCTAAAACTCCTCCACTTTTTAATGCCCAAATTTCATCATTTGGTGAGGTTTCAAAAATTTGTTGCGTTTGAGGATCAACAATCAAAGAAGAACCCTTTCCTTTAGGTTTTACAAAATCGTCAACTGGTAAAGTACCCCAACTGTCAATCTCTTCCATTTCTGCATCATCGACAACACCATCCTCTTCCATTTCGTTCATTCGTTTTTCTCTTCTTTCAGCTTCTTTATTTTTAAATGGATCAATAAAACCAAACGATCCTCTCTTTATTGCACCTTCCGCCATGTCTGTAAACATTCCATTCGGATCTTTGTTATAGCTTCGCATCATTTCAGCAGCACCCATAGCGGCACCAGCACCAAATCCACCTTCTCCTCTATATAACTCCTCATTCATCCATTTTGAAACTGGATTTTCGGTTTTAAAACCATTTCCTGTAATAAAATTCCACAATCCCGTTACACCTTGTGATAACATATCAATGACAAAAAATAAAATATCACCAAAACTAGCTACAATTCCTGTTATGATAGCAATGCCCTTTTGTAAAGGTGACAAATTTTCATCACCCCATAAATTAAAAAATGTTTGAATTGTTGTTATAACAGGATCAATTACCAAAGCCAAAGGACCTAAAATTTTTCCCAAACCTTTAAAAAACCCTAAAACGGGTCTTCCTAAAGGTTTTAATAATTCAAATGGTGCTTTTAATTTTGAAAAAAGCCAACCTAATCCCTTTATAGCAGTTTCAACAAAACTAAACTTTCCTCCAGCTTTAAACATATCAATGAAATCATCAAACATTGTCACAACTCTTGTTTTAAACTCACTTAATTTGTCTATTAATGATAATATTGGACCTTTGATGTATTTTTCAAATTTTAAATTTATCCATTCTGCAATATCATCAAATTTTAAAAACTTTTTAACATCATCAATCATTTGAGTCCATTTTAGTTTTAGTGAGTCGAACAGTTCATCAAATTTAAGTGAGTTGAACAATCTTTTAAGTGGTTCAGAAACATATTTTTCCCATCTTAATTCTAACCATGCTTTAAAATCTCTTAATTTTAATCCTAAAGTTTTTAAGGCGTTCCATATTCTACCTGGCAGTTTCATTAACTCATCAACAAATCTTAAAAATCCAATTTTTAAAGCATGTAAACCATCTTTTAATCTTTTTAATAGTGTTAATAATCCTAATATTCCCAAAAACCCTAATCCACCCTCATTTTCTTCTGGTGTTTGTGTTTTTGGTTTTTCTGCTTTAGGTAAACGCTCGATTAATTTGTTTAATATCAAATCTGTTAAAAATTTTTTAGTTTCATCCGCATAGTTAAATTGTGGTATTGTTTCTCCTAGTGTTTGTTGTTCTTGAAATTTTTTAGCTTTTTCAAACTGTTGAATATTATTTGTTAATAAGCTAAATTTTTCTTTAATTGCATCTAATATATTTTTTTCTTTAACTTCATTATTTTCAATCTCTGGCAATCTTTGAATTTTATCAGGTAAAACTTGATTTACAGTAGAGGATTTAATTTTTTCTTTATTGGTTTCCTCAGTTTCTCTATCAGACAAAAAATTTGAATTTAAAAATTTTTTAATTTTTTCCCTATAATTTTTAATGTCTTTTTTTAAATCATCTTGTTGATCAGCAATACCAAAAGGATCAAAAACCTCTTTAACGTCTTTTAATTTTAAATCTTTTATTTTTTTAGAAAAAGGTTCTAAAAAACTTCTTTTAAAATCATTTTTAATATTATCGAGATAAAACTGATCATCAGATGATACTAACAAACTGTTAATAAAATCTTTAGCACTAACTGATCCGTCAATTCTTACTTGAGAAAGTAAATCATCGATACTTGCCATATATAGTACTTATTAGTACTATTCTAATATTAACTCAAAAATAACATGCTATCTATAGTAATAGCTTTACTGTAATTTTGGTGTTTTACAGTTAAAACTTCATCTAAAGATGCTTTCCACTGAGATATTATTTCTAATATTTTTTGAATCAAAGCACTAGGTAATTTTTCAATTACTTTTACTTTTTGATCAAAAGAAATTTGATTAAGATTTATTTCACTTTGGTTGATGATAATAGAGTCTATATATTTTGAAATTTCAGCTAAAAATGCTTCAGAAATAATTTTTTGAACATCTTCACTTGTTTTAACTTCAGATGCTTTCTTGGATGATTTTCCAAAAAATAGATCATAATCTAATTCTTTTTTAATTGTGGGATATGTTAATTTTGCTTTTAAATCAACTTTATCGTTTTTAATTTCTGCATTTTTTTCAAAATTACATTCATAATTTTTAAATTTTTCAACAATTGAAGACAGTTTTACTTTTTCAGATATTTTATTTTTTTCATCAAAAACAACTAAAATTTCTGGAGAAATTTGCATTCTTAACCCCAAAGCAATCGCTATTTTATCAACCACTAATAAATTATCGATTTCGCTTTTATCTTTTTCTAAGAGGTTTTCTTTTAAAATATTATAAAAAGTTTTAACAAAATCTAAATTGTAAACATTATCATCCATAGCAGCACTCAACAAATCTTTTTGTTGTTTAGCGTCAATTTCTTTAAAAGAATAATTCTGTTTTTTAGAAGGAACCCAGACTTGTATTTTAAAAAGTTCCGAAACTTCACTTAATGCATTAAGCGCATCTTGTACGTTTAATATGTTATTAGATTCTTTTTCTTGCATACTTTACTACTAATTATGGAGGAGTATCCCCAAATTCAAGAGCTAAATCTTCTAAATTTTGATTTGATTTTGGCGTTATATCTCCAACACCACCATTACCCTTTTCTTGATTTCTTTTTTGTTGTTCTTCTATTATAGAAAAATATATTTTTCTTTCTGACGGTGATATATTTAATATATATGATGGTGGTAAATTAAAAGATGATAAAATGTAAATTTCTTGGTATAAAGATCTTATATCATTAGAAAAAAACATTTTTAAATGTTCGACAAAATTTAAATTATAATAATTAAATCTTTGTTCTTCAAATAGTTGTATATCAAATAATAAACTTTCAAATAAAACTTTTAACCCATTAACTATTTTATCTTGAAGACTATTTCTTAAATTTACACTAATTTTATTGCACATTTCTATTTTATCTTCTGAAGAAAATTGATTAAAAATAATCTTTTTATTTTTAATTTTTATATATTCAACATATTCATGAAACGAATCCAGAATAACCTCATAGTTTTTTTTGTCTTTACTGTTCAACTCATAAAAAAAATCTATAGAGTTAATTGAAGGCCAACTTAATTTAATTTCTAAATTTTTTTCTTGAAAAAGTGAATTACTTTCATTTTCAAAAAATTCTCCAATCTTATAAAGATTTAAAAGATATTTTTTTAAATCAATTTCAACTTTTGTTTTATCTTTTTTATTTTTTAATAAAAATTCTATTTTTCCACCCACACTAATCATTCTAATTTTTAAAACTAATAAAACAAATTCCAAAATACTAATTTTATTTAAAATTAATTCATCTTCCAAACATTTTGATATAATTTTTTTTAAATAATTAAAATATAAAAATAAAGATTCAATTTGACTATCATAATTTATACCAGCTTTAGCTAATAAAATTTGTTCTTGTGTGTTTAGTTCTCTAAAATGAACTTTTTGTTTACTGAAAGGTAAATCTATTGTGTAGTTGTATAATACCATCATTTAAATTTATGGTAAAGACATTAAAGTTCCAGTTTCTTCATCTAAAATACCATATCTATCATACACAAATTTAACTTCAGAATATTTTAATCCTTCTTCTGTATATGAATAAGTTTCGCCGCCAATAGATACAGGAGCCAAATTATAAAATCGATATACTTTTCTTATACCCATTTTTCTATAAGAACCTGTCTTTGCATACATAACCACATCAGCAAAATTAGCTTTTACATAGTTTTCGGAGTTAGTTGATCGCGCCACTAAACCATTATAACCAACCGTAATTAACCAAGGACGAATAATTAAATCTAGAAAAGAAGCATTTGTTTCTAAAAAGGTAACGTTTAAACTAGGATATTTATCTCGATTGTTTAATGTCGCAGGTGCTTGAAATCCACCATACGTTAATCCTTCATTTCCACCATTTATAGTTTCACTAGGAAGAGTAACTTGTCTAGCAAACACACAACCCGTCATTATATTTGTGGTATATTGGTACTTTCCATCTAATAGTGTTTTAGTAACGTTTTCGTTTAAAGACCATGCCGTTCCACTTTCTCGATTTGTAAGTCTTTGTTGAAAATTATTTCTAAGTGCATTTACTGAACTAAAATCAAAATAAATCAACCACTGACTAGCTAAAGCTATTCCAGTAGGCCAACTTCCTAAAAGATCTAAATAATAAGAATATGGACTACGGTTATTAGCCGCTATTGCTGGTAGTACTGCCATAATACTATTTATGGCGGATTATAATATTATCGAGATAATCTCCAATATTGATAAGCCAACGTTGCTTGTTGTTCGAGGATTTCTCCAGCACTTGTTAAGTTTACTGTTAAATCTCCTACAGCTTGGCAATAAGCACCGAATAAGGTGTAAGTGCGAAGAGGGTTTCCTTGTTTATCAATTAATGTTAATATAACTTGATTTGAAGCATCTTTACTTGGAATGTCATACGCACCCGTACTATCTTCATCATTGAACACTTGTTGTGTCCATTCTTCAAATTTTCTTCTAATTGATAAACTTTGAGGAACTCTAAACGTTACCTGCCAACCACTACTGTTTGGGTAGTTAGCTGTTCCAGGAACGTTAAATACCAATCCCATAAATGGGACCTGAACGTTTGTTATTGCGCGTCCTGGCAATGTTGTACTGGTTACATAAACCAATTCGTCTGTTGTGAATCTAACTCCTCCGAGAGATACGACTCTGAATAAATTCTGACGCGCAAAATCATTAGCAATTGCACTATCGTAGAAGTTTTCAATTCCTTGTTGTTCGAGTAATCCTGCCATATATTATATTTATCTCCTTATTCTATATTTTTGATTAACCATTAAGTTCAGCGAAATCAATTCCTGTTCTTGTGGCGATGAAGTCTGCTAATACAAATTCAGCAGTTCTTACTGGTTTAATGTAAATCGAAATTTTTAATTCGTTATTGTCGATTACATCTGCTGTATTGTTTCTTTCATCACAAATTAATTGATAATCATAAAGACCATCGTTTAATTTTGCTTTGTCAAATGTAGGAATCAATGCACCCTTTAATCTGTTGCGTGTAGCAAAAGTATTTGGTTCAAACACAAAGTATTTAAGCAATGCTTGTGTTTCTTTTTCAAGTGTAAGGAACAATCTACGAACGTTAACTCTGTCAAATGCAGATGGTTTACGATACATTGTTTTTTGTCCATAAATGACATATCCGTCATTTGAGAAAAATGCAATAGGATTGACATTCATTTTATACAATAGATCTCTTTGTTTCTGTGTTGGATTAACACCGATATCTGTTACATTATTTAATGTACCTCTATTAAAACCAGCAGGTGCAGACCAAGGGAATGCTGCCTGTGATGTTTCAGCAAAAACAGCAGCAATATATCCAGAGTTTGGAACCCAAACTTGTTTATTTGTTACTATATCATTTGTTTTAAGCCAGTTTCCATAAGCAGCTACATAACTACTTTGTACAGAACTAAAAATATTTTTTAGAGGCCAATAAATGTCTGTTGAGAATATGTAATTTTGTTTTTCGCTTGTTTTTGAGTTTTCACCTTGAACAAATATATATCTTAAAGGATCAGCAATAAACACATGATCTTTTTTGGTTTTATCTGCTAAAACTACGAACTGATTAACAACATCAATATAAGACTGATATAAAGTACCAGTTGGTGCTGAACCATTAGTAGATTTAATGGTACTAATGTTTACATTATATGTCTCATCAAATATTGTTCTAGTATCTTCAATAGTAGGATCTAATGAGCGCATTCTAGCACCAGCCCATATGGTTGATAAACCACATTCAGCTACAACATCGATGTTCATCTCATCATCATTTTCGATTTTTCTTAAAATGCGTTGTAATTTAAGAGGAACGTTTCCTACTTCTTTAGCTGAAAAATCTGTATCAGATGTATAAACACCTATTGAATAAAGATTTTTAGCAGCACCAGAAACTCTAATTGATTTAGTAGGATTACCATCATCAGAAATCCAAGATCCTCTTGTGGAAATATATGGATTTGTGAAAACTTTCAAATTATTTGAAGAGTTATTGATTACAGTATCAATATAAAAGCTATCTGGTGTTCCGCCACCAGGATTATTCTGAGTTCTCTTTGAATAAAGAGATCCAGCAAATCCTTCGGCAACACTATAATCTAAAGTTACAGTATCTTGACCATATTGATTCGAATTAATTTTGAATAAAGTAATTAATAAACTATCATTAAACGATCTTGTTCCAAAATCATATCCAATTGGATAATTTTCAATTGTTTGTGAAATACTGGTTCCTCCAAATGAAGAGTATGATTGTGTCAAGCTAAAATTTAATCTTGTTTGTGGAATAGAAATATAAGATTGTGTTTGATTGTTATTAATTGTATTAACAGATTTAACACCAGTTACAGCCGTATAATCGGTTGCAGGATTTACTTCTGAATTATCAGCAATACTGATATAATATCCTTCATATAAATTATTGACTGTTGTTTTGGAATTATTTAGAATAATTAAACCAGCTTTACCAATTTCATCGAATCCATTAATTGTTGGACTATATGAAGAAAACCAACGAATATCATTTTGTACAAGTTTTTCATATTGCTCTTCTGTGAGAAGCATTGAAATCGGTTCTTCTAAAACATAACTTAAACTTGTTTCATAGTTATTTGTAACCTGTCCAATTAATGAAATAGTTGCATTAGCAACTGCGGCGATAGATGGAGTTCCGCCTATTATTTGAACGGATGGTGCTGTAACATACCCATATCCAGGATTAGTAATTTCAATTGCTGCCACACCCGAAAGACCACTAAAAAGACCCATCACTGCTCTTGCTGTAGCTTTTATTGGTGGGTTTGTTCCATTTGGTCCACCACCAACAATTTCAATACTTGGAATTGTTGTAAACCCACTTCCATTTGTTTGAACTGTAATAGTAGTTACCCCAAATATATTACTACCCACACCTTGGTTTCTGATAGGAAATACCAAAGCACTATATTGATTGGAGTACCCTTCACCACCACCAGATCCATAAGGCATTCTGGAAACTAAAAGGTTAGCAGGTGAATTTAATAAAATTTGTTTTGCAGAATGATAAAGATATCTTTCTGCTGCATTTTTTGGACTTCCATAAACTTGTTCAAATTCAGAAAGACTTCCAATACTAACAAAATCTTCAGTTGGGCCTTGATCAGCAAATCCAGTAATGAATACGTCTGTTAAACCGATTGGTCTGGAAATAATACTGAGATCAATTTCATTTATTTGTACACCAGGTGATGCTATTGTTCTTGTTGCCATATTTTATAATACTATTTATCTTTATTTTTACCAATTTTTATTAATTTGTTTTAGTGTTGTCTTTGAATAAGTAATATTATGAATAAGTTTGATTTACTTGTATCAACAATACTTACAGAATCCAACTGTACAAAGGTAACAGGAAAAACGTCTTCTACTTCAAAAGGTAAAAAATGGATGAAATGTGTTAAAAATCCTAAAGGTGGATATAAAAGAATACATTGGGGCCAAAAAGGAGTTCGCGTAACAGGTAAATCAGGAAACACAAAACGCAAAAAATCATTTCGTGCTAGACATAAATGTTCTAGTGCTAAACCTGGAACACCAAGATATCAAGCTTGTAAAGATTGGTAATTAAAATTATGAACACTAGATTTGAAAAAATATTTTTAGAAACTGTAGCTACTTTAGACCAAGAAACTTTAAAAAAGAAGTTTGAACCATTAGGTAGAATGCTTGGTCAAAGAGAAAAAGAAGGATTACAAGCAGCATTAGAACCTCTTACATCGGCAACTGAAGATGAAAACGTTTCAGAAGAAGAATCTGATGATCTGATAAAACAATTAGAAAATTTAAACTTTGACCAAATGGATAATGCAAGAAAAGAAAAACTTATAAAAGTTTTAATGTCAAAAAATCTCCCGCCAAAAACAACAAACAATCAAACAGAAGTTAAAAAAGATACTAAACCAGATTCATTAACTTACAGTGCTCCGTTTTAATTAATTTTTAAAAAATCATGACTAAAAAGAAAACTCGTCGTAAAGAGTCTTCGTTGGAAAAAAACATGGAAACTTCCAAGGATACGTCTCCTTATGTTTATCAAAGAGACAAGGTTGCATTTGATTTCTTTATCAAAGAACTTCCTTGGACTAAAAAACAAAAAGAATTAATTGAAATTCTTTTAGATAAAAATACTAGATGTGTGTTTGTAGAAGGACCAGCAGGTGTATCAAAAACAATTACTGCTGTTTATGCCGCACTTCATCTTTTAAGAAATAAAAAAATATCTGACATAATCTTTGTAAGAAGCGCAGTAGAAAGCGCAGATAGTAAAATCGGATATTTACCAGGAACTATTGATGAGAAGTTTGAAGCATACATGGTACCTTTCATGGAAAAACTCGAAGAACTTTTAGATAAAGCATCAATCAACAGATTAAGAAATGATGAAAGATTTAATGCGACACCAGTAAATTATATTCGAGGTTTGCACTGGGCTACTAAATGTATTATTGTAGATGAATGTCAAAATATTAGTTTTCGTGAACTTATTACGACAATTACCAGAATGGGAGAATTTTCCAAAATAATCTTTTGTGGTGACCCCATGCAATCAGATTTACCAGAAAATAAAGCAGGTGGTTTTTCAAAAATTTGTGATCTTTTTACTTGTGAAGAATCTAAAAAATTCGGTATTCATAGGTTTCAATTTACAAAAGAAGATATTGTAAGATCTGAATTTGTTAAATTTGTTGTTGAAAAATTAGAAAACGAAAAGAACACTTGGAAACCTTCGAATACTAAGTAAATATAACATGAACAACAACACCCATTATATGACGGTTGAAAACAGACCAATTGCTTGTCATTTTTGTGGCGCATCAATTCATGGTAAAATCACCGAAAAAACAAACCCACAAGACAAACAAGTAGTAAAAGAATGTAAATGGGTTTGTGCTAGATGTGGCAATTTATCGAAGGTTGGTGTAGTCAAGTAAATGAATTTGGAAAAAATTATAGAAGAAGTCTATGATAGGGGTCCTGCACAGTATCCAGCATACAATGCACCACCAAGAAAAGACTTTGCTCCTATACCAACTAAAGACGGCTATAATTATCAAAACCAAAGAAACTTTCCAACTGATAATTTAACAACACCACCACCAGACGCATCAGTTGCTTTCCCTTGGCCATTACAAACGATTGTGGATGATCTCTCAGACAGTTTTGTTTATTTAATGACGGGTATGTCTAAAATTGCACAATGCATTAAAAATAACCCAACATTAACACCAGAACAAAAAAGTGATTTAATTCAGCTATATGGAAAATCAAAAAAAGCCATTTCTTTGATTAAAGATGTGGGGTTAAAAATAGGTGAAATAACTAATATGGCAGAGCAACAACCATCACAGAATCCAGTTTTTGTTCCAAAAGATATACCAATAAACTCTTCTCCAATTCAAGGAAACACAATCCAAATTCAATTACCTTGATTTTTAAGTTGACAAACTGTTTATAATTTGTTAACTTAGTATAAATGAAAAAAGCTTTATTTTCAACAGCACTTGTATTTTCTATTTCTTCTTTGGGTGCATTTGGTTTTTATTTATTTGGTGTTAGTTTTTGGGGATCTTTTTTGTTAATGTTTGTTTTTCAATATGTTACCTTTTCTTTTTTAGCCAATATTATTAACAACTATTTTGTTGAGAAAACTAAACAAAAACAATTAGAAAAATTAGAACCATTGTCCACAATATTAGAATGTGCATATTGTAATTCTAAAAATATCATGACGTTTTTACCAGATGAAAACGAAAAAGTAGAATTTGATTGCGCTTCTTGTAAAAAGAAAAATTCTGTTAATATTCAATTTGTTGTTGCAAGAGTAACAGAACCATTAAACATTCCGAGTGTAACAGGAGTTCCTTTAGTTGATGATAAAAAAGTTTCTTAAATATATGAAAAAAAATAAACAAAAAAAGTTTGAAGTAGTACATCAAGAAGCTTCTACTTGGGCCAAATGGATGTCTTTATACGAAGCAGTAAACATTATAGCTGATAAAGCCCAAGAAAAAAATATCCCATTTTCCAAGATTGAAATTAAACCACTAGAAGTTTACAAATATATGGAAGCAACGGAAAATATTTTTTTAAGAAAAATTCTAAGGGATGAATATCAAATAGATGTTTGTTATGATGATTTTTCAGAAAAGAACTTCAATTACGAAAAATATTAATATTCACCATAAACAGAAGTATTACTACAAGTATTATCATCAATGTAGTTGAAGTTGTTTAGAGAAGCCTGTTCGATTGTATCATTATCATCTAGACCGTTATTACCTTGTCCTGGTCCTGGACTTCCAGTTTCATAACTATAATCATAACGTTTCGCTTTGAAAAACCAAACGTAATGACCACCAAGAGGATTAAATTGAAACTCATCAACAACTTCGGTTATTTCATATATTGTTGCGCCTCTTTTTGGATAGTTGATTCTGTCAGCACCAAATTCCGTCAACCTCATCAAATCCCCCATTTTTGGTTCAGAAGATAATCCATACACCGCTGTAAAGTGTTTTGGGTGTATAACTCCAGTTACATCACTATCTGCAACAATTCCAAATTTTGAAAGAAGATATGAATCATTATTTAAATTTAACATGACTACCATATCGTTTGGATTTCCAAAACCAGCACTAGGGTTTTCACCATAAAGATGATATGCACTACTTAAAGTTGTTTGGTTTGTGTAATATGTTACACCTTGTCCATATATACCAATTTGTTCATACCACCAACGATCAAAGTTTCTTCTTTCGTTGCCGTTAAGTCTTTTATCTAAAAATCTTAGCTTTTCCATTTTATTGTCCCATATATTTTAAAATATATGTATCTGGTCCGGTCTTGTATAAATAAACTCCCAATTGTTTAATTGCTTTTTTTGGTTCTTCATCAGTTGGATATAAACCAAATTTATTCATAATGTCTTTTGCTTCAAATGGTGTTAAGTTTTCATCTTTTTTGTTTTTATAACAACTGGTAACTTTGGGATGAAGGTGTTCTTTTTCAGTTTCTTTACGAGCAACAAAGTTAGCGTGTTTGCGATTTAATCCAGATCCTACCAATCTGTTTAAAGATTGATGATGGTGTGACCCTGTATTAGGACTAAGCAAATCCTTTTCTTGTTTATTCAAAGAGTAGTATGATTTAAAATCCATTACTAGTACTTACAAAGAAAAAACCCCGCGATTGCGGGGTTTTTAACTTTATTTTAATATTTTAATTAATTGTCAAACAATGTTTTTCCAACAGTTACTCCACCAACATTATCTTTTTTACTTTGAAGTTTTTTTACTGCTGGTTCTGTTGAATGTGATTTTAATTCTCCATCACAACCTTTTCCTGTTTGTGGTGTTTCGGCTGATTTACTTGTAACAGGAACTGCTCCCTTTACAACTTTGTTTGAATGACTGTTCAAACCTTTATTGAGTTTTTCAGAATCAACTAAAGCATGTCCTACGACTTCAGCATCTACTGCTTCTTCTTTAACTTCTTCAGTTTCTTCGATTTCTTCACCTTCTTCACCTTCTTCACCTTCTTCACCTTCTTCACCCAAATCTTCTGATTCTTCTTCGGAATTTTCGAGAACTCCCATCAAAGCTTCGTGAAGTTTTTCAGCTAATTCACGACTTAGTGTGAGTGTTACTTCTTCGCCTTCTGTTTCTTCTGTTTCATCATCAAATTCATCAAGACCATCATCATTTGTATTCATATCAAATGATGAATCTGGTTCCAAAGAATTGTCTTCAGTTGAGAAATTGAATGCTTCTTCTTCTTCTAAAATTTTATTAAAGAGAGCATCAAAAGGATTGGATGCTTCTCCTAATTTTTTAGCTTCTCCGTCTGATCCATTTGATGTTAATTCGGCTGGAGCTTCTTCAACATCATCCATTTCACTGTCAGCATTTTCGGTTGCTGATTTTGGCGAAACTTTTTTAACAAGATTATTTTTCTTGTCTCCGTAAGGAGCATCGCTTGGTTTAGTTGTTGTACCTTTTACTTCGCTTGAAGGAACACCTTCCTCAAGGATTTTTAAGTATGCGTTTGCTAATGGATCATTCATAGTTGTAATATTATTTATCTTGGTTTGTTCCCATTTCTATAAAATTATTTCTTTTTATAACCAGTTTTTTTCTTTACCCCTTTGACACATTTTTCAAATTTTTCTGGGTTTTCTTTTTTACCACCTGTTGATTTGTTACATATTGCCCAAGGATTTCCCTTTTCTTTAGTTTCTTTTGATTCTCTTTGGATACTTTCTGGTTTATCCATACTATCAATATCATTGATATCAAATTCTTCAGATTGAGCACCAGCTTCATACTCTGCTACTTGAGAAACACTTTGAATGTTATCATTTACAATTGCAATTTTTTCTAATTGCCAAGGTTCTAAATGTGCGCCAGACTCCAATGAGTCTAAAAGAGATTTTGCGTGTTTACAGATAGCATAAAGATTAGATTTTGCCATAGCCTCTTCTTCTCTTTCTGCTAAATGATCACACGAAAAAGGAGCTTCAGGGTTTTCTTCTGGCATACCCATTTCAATATCGTTGTCTTTTGATAAAATGCTTGAATATGCATTTTCTAGTAAAATTTGGTCTTTTGATCTCATTAATACTATTTATAGTATTCTATTAACATTTTTGCTTCTTTTTGAAGTTGTAACGTTTGCATCAATTCATAGTTTTCTTTATCAGCCACCCAAACAATATATGACTTTGGAACTTTGAATGGTGAATTTTTTTCAATTATATATTGATATAAATTTAATTGAAGGCTGTATTTTATGTATTCACAATGAGACAAATATTGGATTGGTTTTAAAAATGTTTCATCTCTTGGATTTCTTTTTTTAATTTCTTTATTAGTTTTATAATCAAAAATAACTAATTCTTTTGTTTTCTTATTATAAGAAAGGTTGTCGATAGTTCCGCAAATACCATTTTCTTCATCACCAACAA